CAACTATCCGCAGGTCGAGCGGCACATGTGCCAAGAGGCGCGCCACTATCGCGTGATCGTCGGTGATCATGCCGTAGGAATGGAGGAGCTGCATGGTCCGGCTGGCAGCAATGCGATCAAGATCGTTCCGGTGATCGGCGGTGCTGGTGGTGGTGTGGGGCAGATCCTTGCTGGTGTTGCGCTGGTCGCTGCAGCGATCTTTATCCCTGGCCTTGGCCTTGGCCTTGCTGGTGCCACCGTCACCAAGATCGGTCTGCTCGGTGGTGCTCTGATCCTGGGCGGCATCTCGCAGGCGCTGACGCCAACGCCAACGCTGGCAGCATCCAGCACCTACAGCGGACCACAGGGCACCACCAACACCGAGATGGATCCGCAAAAGTCCTACAGCTTCAGCGGGATTCAGAACACCAGCCGGGCAGGTGTGCCGCTGCCCCTAGCGTTCGGTGAAGTGATCTGCGGCTCCGTGGTGATCTCGGCCGGTATCGACACCGTGCAGATAGAAGCATGAGCGAACTGATCCGTGGCGCAGGTGGTGGTGGCGGAGGCGGCGGTGGTACAACCGTCGTTCAGCAGACTGTTGTCGCGCCAACTCGGACGCCAGTTCGTGATCCAGACACGCTGGCCTCGAAGCAATATGCGACGTTCGTCGACTTGCTAAGTGAAGGCGAGATCGAAGGTTTCCCATCGGCCGCGGCTTATGCACGCGACAGCGCTGACTACAACAGGGCACTCCTTAAAGATGTATTCCTGAACGGCACGCAGATCTTGCGCCAAGGCGCTGATGCGACAAATCCGCAGACGGCCGACTACAACTTCCAGAACGTCACCCTGCAGACAAGGTATGGCACGCAGGCGCAGACCTACATCCCCGGCTTCTCCGATATTGAACGAGAAAGCAGCGTTCAGGTAAAGGTCGAGCAAGCCACGCCGATCACACGCACCATCACCGATACCACAGTCGACGCCGTTCGGGTCACCATCACGGTGCCGCGGCTTGAGCAATACACCGATGAGGGTGATGTAAGAGGCACTAACTTGAATCTGCGGATCCAAGTGCAATACAACGGTGGCGGCTACACCACCGTGATCGATGACACGATCGCCGGCCGCACCGCTGATCAATATCAGAAGGATTACAAGGTGAGCTTCACCGGGGCGTTCCCGGTTGATGTGCGCGTGGTGCGCGTCACCGCCGATAGCGTCGACACCAACCTGCTCAACGATTTCTACTGGTCGAGCTACACCGAGATCACTGAGCAGAAGCTGCGCTATCCCAACAGCGCCCTGGTCGCGATGCGCCTGGATGCTGAGCAGTTCAGCAGCATCCCCAGCCGCACCTATCGCGTCCGCGGGATGAAGGTGCAAATCCCAAGCAACGGGACTGTGAACCAAACCACCGGCGCCATCAGCTATGCCGGCGCATGGGATGGCACCTTCGGCGCTGCGGTCTGGAGTTCAGATCCAGCTTGGATTCTCTACGCGCTGCTCACGAACACCCGCTGGGGATTGGGCGATCACATCACCGCTAGCCAACTCGACAAGTTCGCCTTCTATTCCGCCAGCCAGTACGCATCGACCAGCGTCGACGACGGTTTCGGAGGCACTGAGCCACGCTTCTCCTGCAATGCCCTGATCCAGAATCAGGAGGAGGCCTACAAGCTGATCAACGATCTGTGCTCCGTAATGCGGGTGATGCCGTACTGGAGCACCGGCAGCCTGACGATCAGCCAAGACAAGCCGGCCGATGCCAGCTACCTATTCACACTGGCCAATGTCAGTGCTGATGGCTTTACCTACACCGGCTCTGATCTAAAGACCAGGCACACGGTCGCGATTATCAGCTACCTCGATCTCGAGACGCAGGACGTTGCCTACGAAGTGGTGGAGGACAAGGACGCCATCGCGAAGTATGGCGTCATCACCACCAACATCAAGGCCTTCGCCTGCACCAGCCGCGGGCAAGCTGCCCGCCTCGGCGAGTGGCTGCTCTATACCGAGCAGTACGAGACCGAGGTGGTTTCCTTCAGAACTTCCGTGGATGCTGGCGTGGTCGTCAGGCCAGGGCAGGTGATCGAGATCGCCGATTCGGTGAAGGCTGGTGTGCGCCGTGGTGGTCGCATCGCATCAGCAACCACCACCGTGATCACGGTCGACGACACCGCCGAGACCGATCTGGTCACCACCGGCAGCGCGACGCTATCGGTGATCCTGCCTGATGGCACCGTCGAGACCAAGGCGATCAGCAGCATCGCTGGCGCGAATATCACGGTCGCCTCCGCGTTCAGTGCCGCACCCAACGCAAATAGCATCTGGGTGCTGAGCAACAGCACAATCGAGACCAGCACTTGGCGCGTGCTGACCGTCAGCGAGATTGATCGCGTTCAGTACGAAGTCACCGCGATCGCGTACAACGCCAGCAAATACAACTACGTCGAGCGCGGCTTCAAGCTCGAGGCTCGTGCTATCACCAAGCTCAACGAACCGAAGCCAGCGCCAAGCAACCTCTCCGCATCGGAGACCATTTACGAAAGCAACGGCCAAGCACGGGTCAAGTTGATTGTGAGCTGGGGTGCTGTGGTCGGAGCATCTGAGTATCAGGTGCAATGGCGTCCACTGAACGGCAACTGGACAACCGTCAATGTCCCGCAGACTGATTACGAGATCCTCGACACCACTGCGCAGACCTACGAAATCCGGGTCTATACGCTCAACGGTGCGCGCACACCAAGCACATCGCCGGCTTCGTTGAACTTTGCGGCGATCGGCAAAACCGCTGTTCCCGGCAACGTTCAGAACCTCAGTTTCGAGGCGATCAACGCCAACTCAGGCCGCCTGCGCTGGGACGAAACCGTAGACCTCGACGTAAAGGTTGGCGGCAAAATCCACATCCGCCACAGCAACCTGACGGATGGCAGCGCAAGTTGGAGCAACAGCGTTGACTTGATCCCCGCCAAATCGGGCAGCGCCACTGAGGCAATCATCCCGTTGGTGGAAGGCGAGGTGCTGGCCAAGTTCGAGGATGACGGCGGCCGCCAAAGCGCCAGCGAAACCAGCATCATCATCGACCTGCCCGACACGCTGGCACCCCTCACGCTGATCAACCGGCGCGAAGATCAGGATTCACCGCCTTTCCAAGGCACGCGCACCAACGTCTTCTATAGCGATGAGTTTGACGCCCTGACGCTGGACGGTTCTGAACTGCTGGACGATGTGCTGAATGTTGATGCGTTGGTGACTTTTGACGTGATGGGCGACGTTCAATCATCTGGCACCTACAACTTCGCCGCCACCGTTGACTTCGGCAACACCTTCTCCATCGACTTCAGCCGCTACTTCGTCACCCGTGGCTATTTCCCCAGCGACCTGATCGACAGCCGTTTAGGCGAGGTAGACACTTGGAGCGATTGGGACGGCGGTGTGATCGACTCGGTGAACGCCATCCTCGAACTCCGCAGCACCACCGACAATCCCAGCAGCAGTCCGACCTGGGGCGCATGGCAGCCGTTCGTCAATGGCACCTTCCGTGGCCGTGGCTTCCAGTTCCGCACCACCCTGACCAGCAACGACGTTGCCGAAAACATCCTCGTGGATGAACTGGGCTACCTCGCCACCGTCCAACGCCGGACCGAGCAGAGCAACGCTGCAGTGAGCGGCACCACCAATACCGCCGTGACGTTCCCCTACCCCTTCTTCACTGGTACGGCCAGCATCGGCGGCCTGAACGCCTATCTGCCCAGCGTGGGTGTCACGGCACAAAACCTGCAGGCTGGCGACTACTTCCAAATCTCCAACGTGACTGGCACCGGCTTCCAGATCAGCTTCTACAACTCTGGCGGTAGTCCCGTCACCCGCAACTTCACATGGAGTGCAACCGGATATGGACGGCAAGGCTAAACTCGGTCTATTAGTGGGCGCTTGATTCGTGGCTCAGCACGATTACGTCATAGCCAACGGCACTGGTGCGGCTGTTAGATCCGACATCAACGGCGCCCTCGGTGCGATCGTCACGAACAACAGCGGCGCGACCGAGCCGGCAACCACCTACGCTTTCCAGCTCTGGGCAGATACAACCACCGGCCTACTCAAGATCCGCAATGCGGCTAACTCGGCATGGGTGGAACTGCTTGAGCTCGATGGTGAGTTTGGCAGCAAGACCTTCAACGGCAACATCACCCTGAACGCACAGGGCGATCTGCGCTTTGCCGACTCTGACAGTAGCAACTGGCTGGCATTTCAAGCCCCGTCAACCGTCGCTAGCAACGTCACATGGACGCTACCAAATGCTGACGGCAGCTCCAATCAGACGCTGGTAACCAATGGCAGCGGAACGCTGAGCTGGGCGTCGCCATTGCTCAGTTCCGGCGGCACCATCACCGGCGCCCTTGAGATCGGCTCCGCTGGTTCGTTGGTGTTTGAGGGCAGCACCGCTGATGGCAACGAAACCACGCTGGCGGTTACCGATCCAACGGCAGATCGCACCATCACCTTCCCAGATGCCACTGGTACGGTCCCGTTGCTGGGACTAGCGCAGACCTTTAGTGCAGCACAGCGGGGCAGCATTTCGGCGCTTGGCAACCAAAGCGGCACCATCACGCTGGACATGGCGACCGCCAACAACGTGAGCCTGACGCTAAACGCCAACTCCACCAACACGCTGGCCAACCCGACCAACCTGACCGCCGGCCAATCAGGCGCCATCTTCATTGCACAGGATTCCACTGGTTCACGCACCTTGGCGTATGGGACGCAGTGGGACTTTGTGGGTGGCACCACGCCAACGCTGACCACGGCTGCCAACGCTGTTGATGTGCTGGTGTATTCGGTGAGGACCACCAGTAGTATTGCGGCGCAACTGCTGACCAACATCGGACCGCTCTGATGACAGTCCCCGGCAACGTCCACGCCTTGATGCTTGGTGGCGAGCAAGGTTACAAGATTGAACGCAGCCTGCGGTTCAACTCGGCGGATTCGGCGTACCTCAATAGGACTGCAGGAACACCAACAAACGTTAAAAAGTGGACATGGAGCGGTTGGGTTAAACGATCCGGGTTGGGGACATATCAGGGCATCTTTGATGGATACCTCAACAGCGCGAATTGGAGCACGCTTCATTTTTGGAATGATGACAGGATTCTGTTTTACAATCTCTTGGCTGGAGTTGATACCAGTGTTGATACTGTCGGCGTATTTAGAGACTGCAGCGCATGGTATCACATTGTATTTGTCTGGGACTCAGATAACGCAACGGTAGCCGATCGGGCTATTATTTATGTAAATGGCGCAAGGCAGTCGACAACCAATAACTATGGCACCATTACTTCTGGCGAAGGCACTTATTGGAACAACAGCTACGCGCAGTCTTTGGGTCGAAGATCTGACGCTGGATATTGTCTCAACGGCCTCCTCACCGAGATCAACTTCATCGACGGCCAAGCCCTGACCCCCAGCAGCTTTGGCGAGACCGACACCATCACCGGCGTCTGGAAGCCGAAGAAGTACACCGGCACCTACGGCACCAACGGCTTCTACCTCAACTTCTCGGACAACAGCGGCACCACCAGCACCACGCTGGGCAAGGACAGCAGCGGCAACGGCAACAACTGGACGCCCAACAACTTCAGCGTCACCGCTGGCGCGGGCAACGACAGCCTGATCGACACCCCAACGCCCTACGCCGATGGCGGCAATGGCAGGGGGAATTACTGCACGTTGAATCCTTTAAGCAGCAGCTCAGTTGCAACATTATCAAATGGAAATCTAGATGTTAATACAGGAACTACCGGAGGAGGCTTAACTTTAGGCACATTTGCAATGCCTCAAAGCGGTAAATGGTACTGGGAAGTTACACCAACTTCAATAGGCTCAGCTGCTTGTCGCATAGGAATTGCAAATACCCTTCGCGACACAAACGTTGAATACTATAACGATGGAACCAAAGTAGTAAACGGCGCATCTACAAGCTATGGGGCATCATATACAGATAATGATGTCATCGGAATTGCATGTGATATTGGAGGCAATACCGTAACTTTCTATAAAAACAACTCAAGCCAAGGATCAATTTCTTTTTCTAGCTGGTCGACTGTAACCGTTTTTCCAATGATTGCAGACGGCAGTGGCAGCTTAGGAGTTACTGCAATCTTTAATTTCGGCCAACGCCCCTTTAGTTATACTGTGCCAGCTGGCTTTAGTGCGCTGAACACGCAGAACCTGCCCGAGCCGTCGATTAAGAAGCCGGGGAACTATTTCGACACTAAGCTATACACCGGCAACAACGGAACTCTGACCGTTACCGGCCTTGGATTTTCGCCTGACTTGGTGTGGATCAAGAACCGTGAAGTGGCTGGTGCTGGCCATGTGTTACAGGATCAAGTGCGCGGAACAACAGCGTATCTTCAGAGCAATAGCACTGCAGCCGAAAACACCAACACAGCCAACAACTGGTTTAGGGCGTTTACATCTGACGGATTTACTGTCGCAGCAACCACTACAGGAGGCTCGGCAACGAGTGAGTGGAACAACAACGGCAGCGGTTACGTCGCCTGGTGCTGGGACGAAAGCGCCACGCCGGGGTTTGACATTGTGACCTATACGGGGGATGGCACTACTGGCCGAGCCATTGCACACAGCTTGGGAGTTGCTCCCAGCATGATGATTGTCAAATGCCGAACTTCGGGAACGAACTCTTGGGCAACATGGCAGGTGTATCACTCAGCTCTTGCTACTCCTACCACATCTTTTCTTAGACTTAATGAAACAGCAGCTGCGTATACGGGCTATAGCTACGCATGGGGCAATACTGCTCCTACGTCTTCGAATTTTTATGTCAGCTACTATCTTGGCGCTGGCATAAATGGCAGTAGTGACACTTTCGTCGCCTACCTGTGGTCCGAAGTCGCGAATTTCAGCAAATTTGGCTCTTATACGGGCAACGGGTCCAGCGATGGTCCTTTTGTGTTCTGTGGGTTTAGGCCACGGTTCCTGTTAATGAAACGCACTGACTCAACAAGCAACTGGATGTTGAGAGATACGGCAAGGGCTACATACAACGCAGTTGATACAGAACTGTATGCAGATTTAAACAATGCTGAATCTGGTGCAGCGGGCGCTCCAATGGACTTCTTGTCAAATGGATTTAAGTTGCGTGGTGCGGGGTATAACTCAAATGGAGCTACTTGGATCTTCGCTGCCTTCGCGGAAGCCCCGTTTAAGTATTCCCTCGCCCGCTGACCTATGAAACGGGCACACCCTCACCGGAGCTAACAATGGCCTTCCTGCTCGATGGTCAGCCTCTTGCGGTTGACACCCCCTTCACCGACGCCAAGGGTAATAAGTACCCCGCCAACTGGCTGCGCCTCTCGACCGCCGAGGAAAAGGCTGCCATCGGCATCACCGAAGTGCCTGACCCCCCGCAGTACGACCAACGCTTTTACTGGGGCTACGACGCCGAAGGCCATCTGATCCCTAAGGATCATGCCCAACTTGTCGAGCAGTGGACCGCCGCTACACGACAAACCGCCAACAGCCTGCTGTCGCCCACCGACTGGATCATCATTCGCGAGGCTGATAACGGCAAAGCCGCCGATCCGGTGCTGAAGACGTGGCGCGAAGAGATCCGCTTGGCCGCTGGCAGCAAGGTCTACGAAATCGGTCAAACCGCCGACACCGACGCACTGGCTGCCTACATCACTGGCGCCGATTACCCCGCTTGGCCCGTGGATCCTTACGCCCCCGTGCCTGTTGTTGAAGATGAGGTAGCTGAGTAATGGCTGTCCGCTCTAAGACCGGCACCGCTCGCATCGAGCATCAACCGGGACCACCGAAGACCACGCGCCAGGGGTATGGACAGCAGTCCCGCCCGCGGCGCCGCGGCCGTAAGCCACTAAGGGGGCAAGGCCGCTGATGGATCGCGATACGCTCGAGAATTGGCGCAAGATTCGCGACCACCTCGAGCGTGTCGGGAAAACGGATAATCATTACTATCGCCGTGCGGTAGTCATCCTGCAGGGGAGGCCGGACCCGTTCGATCGCTACGATGGATGGGATGGAAGCCGCGGCAATGGCTGAAGAACCACAGAGCGTAGGTGGCGTCTTCTCCGCCTCGCTGCCCACCGTCTTAGCTACTGGCATGATCGCTATCGGCGGCCTGCTGATCTCGATGCAGATCCAGTCCGCACGGATCGAGGCCACGGTGGTGCAGATGGCCAAATCGATCGAAGAACTGAAGATCGACGCACGCAACGAACTATCCGATCTAGACAAGCGCGTGCGCGCGCTTGAGCTTCAGCAGTAAGTTAGGGATTCAGGCACTACTGTTATGTCACCTGAAACCATTGCGATCATCGCGATCATCGTGGCCGCTGGCTCCGAGATCATCGCCGTCTCCCCGCTGAAGTCCAATAGCTGGGTCCAGCTCATCCTCCAAGCGCTGCGCATCATGTTCCCTAAGCGCCGCTGACATGGCCAACACGGCACCGATCACACTGCAGGCTCTGTTTCGGTACTACAAGGGACTCCCGCATCAGGCCGCGGCGATCAGCCTGCTCGAGCAAGATCTTGCTGCCAATGGCTATCAGCAGGCGATGCGGCGTGATCGGCCGTGGTTTGAGGCCTGGTCGCAGGATGGAAAGCAAATCGATCTATCGGCTGGCATCAACCTGATCAAGCAGTTCGAGGGTGTGCATCTTTCCGCCTATCCCGATCCGCTCAGCGGTGGCGATCCATGGACGATCGGCTATGGCACCACCCGCTATAGCGGTGGCGTGCCGGTGAAGCGTGGCGACAAGATCACCATGATCGAGGCCGACATGATGCTGCGGCTTGAGGTGGATCGTATTGCCGACAAGCTGGCCAGCACCATCCCGCACTGGAAGGTGATGGACGACAACCAGCGATCGGCGCTGGTGAGCTTTGCCTACAACCTCGGCGCTGGCTTCTACGGCACGCCTGGCTTTGAGACGATCAGCAAGGTGCTGCGCGAGCAAGCATGGGATCAAGTGCCGAAGGCCATGGAGTTGTACAGGAACCCTGGCAGCAACGTCGAGGCAGGCCTGCTCCGGCGCCGTAAAGCAGAAGGCGAGCTGTGGGGTGACCATCGGCCGAAGGTGCAGCAGGAACCGGCCAGGCTGACGCCTGACTCATCGTTCAGCGCACGGATCACCCCGCACATCCGCCTGGGTGAGTTCGCGCTCGATCAAGAGGCGCGTCGATTCCGGCATCAGTATCAGGTGAATACTGCAGCAGAGCTGGCGGCGTTCCTCGAACGGGTGCGGCAACGGTTTGGCGGCAAGAGCATCATCCTCACCAGCGGCTATAGGCCGGCAGCGATCAATGCGTCGGTGGGCGGTGCCACCAACAGCGAGCACCTCTACTCAGCACCTGGCGTTGGTGCGGTCGACTTCGTGATCGATGGCGCCGACATGAAAGCTGTCGAGAAGTGGTGCGATGAGAACTGGCCGTACAGTCTCGGCTACGCTGCACCGGCCTTCTGTCATCTTGGTCGGCGCGCTGATGGCAAGCGCCGCCGCTGGGATTACGCCTGATGCTCCTACCTGATCATGAGATCTGCCGCCTGTGCAAGCAGGAGGCGATGGTGACGCCCTACAACGACGATCACCTGAACCCAGCCAGCTTGGACGTGACGCTGGGCGATCGGATCATGATCGAGGTGGCCGGTCATCCTGAGCTGCAGATCCTTGGCATCACTGGCCACACGCAGGAGGATCCGTTCTGGATTCAGCCGGGGGAGTGGTTCCTAGCGGAGACCAGGGAGATCTTCAACCTGCCCGATCACGTCGGTGCGCAGTTCGTTCTCAAGTCAAGTCGCGCACGCGAAGGCTGGGATCATGCTGAGGCCGGATGGTGTGATCCCGGCTGGTATGGCAGCAGGCTGACCATGGAGCTGAAGAACGGCCGCCGGATGCATCCACTGCCGATTTGGCCTGGTCTACGCATCGGCCAGATGAAGTTCCTGCTGGTGAGCGGTCGCCCAGACCGGAGCTATGCCGCCACAGGCCGCTACAACGCCGATCTCGGCGTCACGGGCAGCAAGGGCTAGCGCGCCATTGGATGCTGCAGCGGCGCCATCCGCAGGCGGTGGATGTTGCCGGGCGCTTCGGCCGGATCATCCAGCGGGATCATCGTGTAATCGTCGCAGCCGTGCTGCTCCGCGAAAGTGGTGGCAGCGATGTGGGTGGTGAACGGTCCGATGTGCCACGGACCGATGCGGAGGATGTAAGTCATGGAAGAAAGGCTAACTGCTGTGCAACAGGTGGTAACTCACGCGCACCCCATTGATCGCCCATGGCATCGGCGATCCCTTGATAGGTGCGCGAGCGCTCCTTCCATCGGTCCGGTGATGGAGGCAGATTCAGGATCCGCTGCTCTCGACCATCGGCGTAGCTGGTCGGTTTGAGCTTTGGGAGGTTATGCAGCCACAGGCAGGTGGTCTTTACTTCGCCGTGTCCGTACTCCCATGGCTGGATGATCTGATCCGGCTTACGGATCGCGGTGCTGATCATGCTCACCGGATTCTCGAGACACCATCGGGGGATCGGTGCGGCCATCAGCAGGCGCACGAAGTCCATGGCCTGATCGGTTAAAGCAGGATCACGCTTACCCGAGTAAGTCGCCCACATGCCGCTGATGGCGAGATAGGTGCAGGGGGGATGAGCAACCATCAAATCCCAGCCTTGATTGAGGATCTCCTCGACTGGTTGCTGCAGATGCCAACGGGGATCGGCCTCGCACTCGAGCAAATCGCAGCTCCATGCGTCATGGCCATGGCGGCGAAAGGCATCACGCACTCGGCCGCTGTATTCGCAGGCGACAAGGACTCGCATCAGTAGAGACGCTTAACTTCGATATCGCGGTTGGTGACGGGATTGAACTTCATGAGGACGACGATGGCATCAGGGCGCTCAGCATGACCACGCTCGGCTGCAGCGATGGCGGCCTTGCAGGTCATCATGCCGGTCTGAGCGATGCCGTTGACTTCGAGGAAGAACATGGTCGGGTGGCTGTCGATAGAGAAAGAATACCCCGCCGACAGGGCACAGTGCCCCGGATGCAGGGCACGTTAACGAACTGTCACATCTGCCGATCCCGTCTCACCCGCTACCGTTTAACCAGCCGGGGCTGCCGCCCATGCGGGCGTACATCGTGGAGATCACCGCCA